GCCCAGGTCACTCTACGGACCAGGGACCCTAACTATTGCTAGATGGGATGGGATGGAGGTTTAGCAGCATTACCAGCTCGAAGCTGGAGGAGTTTTCCTTCTCCTAGAGGATAGGCTTAGATGGAGGTGCCGGTGGGAGCAGAGAGGAGGACCGTGCCGACAATCACTAGGGAGCAGAGGGTGGTGCCCTTCGCAGCTCCAGCCACCTTCTGGGCGGTCCAAGTGAGGCGAGGAGTGTCCGAGTAGGTGACCCGGTCCTTGATGATGGGGGTGAGGCGGGTGAGATCGGCGGGGATGACGTTCCTAGTGGCCAGAGAGACGGGGCCGCCAGCGACAATTCGCTGACCACCGAAGTAGTCCAGCTCTTTGCCGGAGTCAGGAGTGAGGGAGTTGATGGTCCAGACAAGGGAGACGGGGATCGGCTTGGAGATGGCGGCGGCGTCGGCGATGATGAGAGCCTCCACGCTTTGAACAGAGGCGTATCGGAAGTAGGCGGTGACCTTCTTGAGAGTGGTGGAGGCTGAGAGGTCGATCGTGGAGTGGACGAGGTCCGTGCCATCGAAGTCGGAAATGACCCACTGGAAGGGCACGATCACGTCCGGGTTCTTGGAGGGGAGCGGTGGCGGAGGACCAGGGTGAGGAGCAGGCAGAGGAAGCTGGCGATCGACACGAACGTCAGAATCGGGACGAGGGCCAACCTGGGGGACTTGGGCATTACTCATGGGCTCGAGGTCGGGGACGGCACTGCTGACTAGTAGGGCGATGTTGGCTGCGGACTGGGCACCGGAAAGGGTCATGAGGGGGTGAGTCTGGAATCCTTGGAAAGTGGAGGGCAACCTACCCTGGTGCATGGAGACATCGGAGCTCTCTGGCATGGGCCGTGACTTTCGTGCGGCAATGATCTTGCTTTTGTTGGCGCCGCGGAGGAGAGCCCAGACGGCATGAGAGGCCCAGGGGGCGTCCTCGAAAGCGGCTTCGAGGAGCTCCATGGGTATCTCGCCGATCTTGAGAACGAGCTTTTGCGCTGGAGTGGCCTTGCGGCAGAAGAAGTCAAAACAGGCGCTCTGGTAAGGCACGGCGTCGATCGGGAGCAGCTGCCAGAGTTGGTCTCCGAGGGAGTGGCCGACGGAGAATTCAGTGAGGTACGAGGCAAGCTTCTCGTCGATGGATCCGTCGTCGATGGCGATGGCGATCTTGGCAAAGAGGGTCCTGGGGGCACGGAGGGCGCCAGCGCGGCCGACGTTGAAACCGCAGAAAGTCGGGTAAAGAGACCGCTCCTTCTTGAAAGTCAGCGCCAGAAGAGGTCGGATTGCGGCCCAGTTGGGGAGAGTGGGTGGCTCGAAGTCGAGCAGTGAGTCGTCGCCGGAGACCATGAGGGGGACACTGTCGCATGCGTACTCGGAGTAGATCACCGCGATGTTGTAGTCGGTGTTGTCGTCATAGGTTCCTGGCTCTCCAGTGAGGCGCATGCAGGTCAGCGGTCCGAACTGGGTCGAGACGTTGGTCTTCAGGTGGACGTGAAGTTCGATGAGGTGTTCTGGTATGGACAGCCTCTCCATCTTTTTCCTTTCAAGCACGACCGCTTCACCGTGCTGAGACTGGTCGAAGGCGGTGTAGTCGTTGGCCAGGTGGACTGCGTCGGTCAAGTTGGCTTGGCACCACTCCGACATCTCGAAGGGTGTGTGGGACGCATGGACGTAAATGTGGCTTGGGCGGTCTTCCTGGTCGAAGACTCTCTGATACTTCTTGACTGGGCCGAGCAGCAGAACAACGGCGTCGTGCATTAGGGCTAGGGTCTGGCAGGCCTTCCAGGAGCCGAAGATCGAGGCGTCATTCACTTTGTGCTGGGTCTTCGCGAAGATTCGGACGGCAGAGTACCGCCAGTCAGGGTCGGAGCGGTTCGCGTTGGCCATGATCGTTGCCTGTGTCTTGGAAGTGAGCTGCGCAAACTCGTTGAGCGCGATGCATTCGGCGAACAGGGCCTCGTCGAATGGGACTGTGTCATTTGGATTTCGGCGGTAGGCTCGGCACAGGGAATTGAACAGCAGCCCGCCGAGGATTTCGTCCTTTGGAGTGATTTGATATGGAGCGTTGGACGGGCGGAAGCGTAGGCGCTTTGGGATTGAGGCGGGGAGGAGCGTAGGGTCCTTCTTCTCTCGGTGGCGGGCCGCTAGCAGGGACATTGGCTGGCAGGAGATCTCGAACGGCTCGTCCAGAAAAGGGAATTGGCATGACATTTGATCTCGAAATAGGATTTCCCGCGTTTCTGGATCATTTGCTGGCTGGAAGTGGGCCGCCAGAGCGTAAAAGTCCTCGCCTGGGTAAACTGGCTCGAAAGCGGTGTCTGAGAACTTGATGGGGGAGGGCTGAGCCGGCTCGGGCATTGCTGATGGGACATCTTGATGGAGGGGCCGGCGAGTCTCCGGCAGAAACGTCGTGTCGACGCGCTGCAGGGCGAGCTCGCCGTCGCCGGAAACGATGGCTTCCTGGGTGAGGAGGACATCGTCTCGGGTGGACGGGGACGGGCCAGGGTCGGTTGGGCCGCGGATTGGAAGCCGGTGGGCGTAGGGATCACCACCAGAGAGGACGAGCCGGCGATTGGTGAGCGGGGCGGTGATGGTGGGGAGGCCATAGAACTCGGAAGGGAAGAGGGCAAGCAGGGACACTGGTTTGTTGGCTGCGAGGGCGCTGAAGATGAGGTTGGAGGAGCTGAGTCCGGACAGCAGGCTTCGGTCGCCGGTGAAGACGACTCCGGCGCGCGATCGGGTCAAAGCCACTAGGGAGTGGTGATGGCTGAGGAGGTTGGAGTGGCGGTCCAGGTGGATGAAGGCTGGGCCATCGAGCGTGCTGCCCTGAGAGGAGGAGATGGTGATGGCATTGAATCCGACTTGCTGCAGGGTCTTGGCGGTCGGTATGGAGTTGGCGAGCAGCTTGGCGGAAGCTGAGAAGGATCGCATGTAACGCACGTAGCCTGGTGCCTCGGAGAGAGTGGAGATCTGAAAGAAGTCGGCGATGAGCTTGGGAATGCGGCGGCTCCAAAGGCAGTAGTAGTCAAGATATGGTCGCAGATGTTTGAGCTCGGAGGACAGGCGGTGGTTGGATGAGTCTGGGTGGGTCGAGTGGTACTCTCCTTGGAGAGGGTCCCCTAGGAGGATGACGAACTCTACTGATGGGTCCGCGTGAATGGCGAGGTCGACATACCCTCGTGGGAGTTTGTAAACCTCGTCGATCACGAGGACTCGTGCGGACTTTAGCAGCGAGCTCTCCCAGGTGGAGATGCGCCAGACTTGTGCGGGGCGCGGCTTCATCGCGGCTTTCCATTCATTTCGCAGCTCCACAGTTGGGAGCGCGATCTTGTGCTGTGCGAAGGCTGGGTGGGTGAGAAGCTTCTGGATTGGGTAGGACTTGCCGCAGCCAGCGAATCCGGCGATGTGGATGAGGGCTACCTGCTTGGGGGGGGCGAGGTCCATGATGCCGTCGAGGGAGAGGAGCCGGTCTCGGGCCTCGTGGGTGCGGTGGGGGTCAATGTTGGCCAGGACCCCGTCAAAGCCATTCTTCATGTTGGATATCAGGTTCTTGGCTCTTGATGGGGCGGTGGTGTAGTTGTGGACATGGGCAATTGGCAAGAGGTGGCCACCGGTGCGGAAGGAGAGCGCGATGAGGGCGAGATCCTTGGCGCCAGCACCAGCGAGCTGGGCTGGTGGAGCTTCGGACCCGTCCGCAACGAGCTCGAAATGGCCGATGGTGGTGGCGGTGGGTGGGGTGTGGAGCACTGTGAATGTTTGGGTGGCGTCCTCCATGCCGAGGGGCTGCTTCCAGCCGGGGGTGAGGAAGGTGGCGCGGAGGCTGAAGAAGCGGGCCAGTACGGAGAAGTGGAGGGTGGAGAGACCTCGGCGCTCGATGAGCGGGTAGTCAATGACAGAGTCGGGCAGCTGGACGCAGAGACACTCCCACAGAGCGGCGAGCGGGATGTGGGTGGCGGCATGGATTGTGCGGAGTAGACAGTCGTTCCGCGGGTAAGGGAAAGTGGCTGGCAGCCCGTTGCGGGCGCGGGCGGGAAAGGCTGCGGTGGCCTCGAGGTATGCACCGGGGTGGAGTTGGTGGAATTGGAGGACAGGGCCAGCAGCTGTGGGGTCTTTTAGAAGGGCCGAGATCTCGTCTGGGATTGGCTCAGGGGTGGTGTGGAGGCCGACGACGTGCCCGTCTCGTTGGACGGAAATCTGGCTCTCGCCATATAGCAGGGATGAATGAGGGGGTGGGTCGGTGTGTGGCACGGCTGCATTGGAAGGGGAGACGGAGGTGGTGAAGCCAGGCGGGGGGGAGGAGGAGGATACGACTGGAGGAGTGGTGGTCGGCCCAGCTGAGTCAGGCTGGCTTGGCTCGAGTATTGGCTCGGACCCGCTGGGTGGCAGTAGGGCGGAGTCTGGGAGCGGCTTCGGGGATGATGGGCCTTCGGGCGCCGGCTCGGGTTGGCGGCCGTCAGCTTGATTTGCTCGGAGGCTTCGCTTTAGCTCCTCAACGGCTTGAGGAGTTTCGGCAGGGGCTGAGCTGATTTGGATGGGGAGGGCTGGCTCGGCTGGTGCTGCGGTTGCGGGCTCGGCCTGGGAGGAAGCCTGGGCTGATGATGGAGCTGTAGTCGGGCTGGGGACTGGGGCGAGGGTGGGCCGGAATCTGGAGTCGTCCTCTTCGTCCGATGAGTCGGAGGGGGCTAGAACGGGGGCTGGCTGGAATGGCAGGAAGGGGGAGGGGTTGGTGCGGATCACGCCGCGACGGATTTTCAGCTGCCAGGGCTGTGGGTGGAAGAGCGCCATGTACTTGTCGTGCATGTGCTGTGGGGTGTCAGGTCCGAGGAAGTGGCGGAGGGCGGCGGCAATGGCGGCGACTGTGACCGCGGCAAGCGACGCCTTGATCCAGAACCGAGGAACTGGGGCGTCACCGTACAGCGGTCTCAACCACTGGTGGTTGGCTAGAGGCTTGAGGAGAAGCTTCATGCCGAATGGTGGGGCGGGCTTGCGGCAGAGAGAGAGGGAGAAAGACGGAGCTTTCTGGGGAAAGCCGACCGTCTTTGACAGAGCGAAGGCGGCGGTTGGGGGGGGGCGGATCCACCGGCCGAAGATGGATAGTGAAGCAACGGAGCAACTTGCCAGCCGGGCGGCGAGGTAGGCGGAGAGGGAGGCGCAGGCAGAAGCAGCAGCAATCCCAGAAAGCTGGAGGGCCTTCGTGTGGGTGCGCAGCCAGTGCTTGAGCTTGGAGTACATGGACGGGAAGATGTAGAAGGTGGTGTGCGGTCGGTGGGGGGCGGTCTGGAGGGCGAAGTGCTGAAGATTGTCCCAGGCGGCGGATGTGACCCACGAGTATTCCGGCTTCGAGCACTGGGTGCGTACGAAACCAGCTGGGTCGGTGACACGAAGGGTGCGGACGGCTCGGGTGTACACGAACAGGGCGTCGTGCACTTCAGCGGGCACCAGCCGGTGGCGGAGATCTTGGCGGAGGGAGGCTGGCTCGGGGAGGGCGACGGACTTGGGCACCTTGAAGTACACGGTGTCCTCATCTTCGTGCATGTGCGGGCGCCCGCGCTGTATGAGGAGTGAGTGGACTGGGCCCCACGAGTCGAGAATGGAGATGGTGAGGTCGAAGTCGGGGCCGCGGATGGTGGTGGTGGACAGCCACTGCAGGGCGGATCTGGGCTGGCGGTAGGCGTGGGCTGGGTTTCCTTCCAGCTGATAGACGAGGGTGTCGTCCTCGAACTGGATTTGGTAGAGAGACGGGGAGAGAGAGAGATCGGTGAAGGAGGATTCGGGTGGGATGACGACCGAAGCGTACAGCCTCTGCAGGTTCTGACTCTTGGTGAAGAGGTCGAGCACCTGCGCTGGCGTGTAGTACATCAGCGCGTCATGCATGAAGGCGGTGGGGGTGTTTGGGAGGTCCGGGGAGGTTTCGGGGTACCGAGTGGCATCCTTGGCGGTCACCCGGTAGTTGTAGAGCTGGGCGAGGTTGGGGCACCGCCTTTGGATTTTGAGGAATTTTGAAGGCTTCATGAACATCATTGAAGCCTGGGTGGTGGCGTAGTGGGGCCATACGTCGTGGATGAGGTGGGTCTCGATGGTCTTGTGGACTGGGTGAGGATGGGCTTTGTGGCCGAAGCCAGAGACGGAGATGCCGCAGGAGGCTAGAAACTGGAGGGCGGTGGAGGGTACGGCGTAGGGGTAGGAGGTGAGGGAGTCCCGCAGAGGTTGTGAAACAGCTTCCACGAGTGGGGACGAGACGGTATCTCGGTGGGCGGTGGAGGAAAGGCTGTCGATGATGTTCTTGAACATGGTGGGAGACTGGAGGGGCCAGTGAAGCGAATGATGATGGTGATGATGCTGGAGGGTGAGGAGACAACAAGAATAAGGGGATGAGAGCGAGAGGGCGACGAGCCACAGGATTACACACTGAGCTCTCTCTTGCAGATAGGTTGTCGGCCGCGACACCAAGTGACGGCAATATTCCTCTCAGACTGAGAGAAGGAAGGTGATGAACTAGAGGAAGGAGGTTTGATCAAAGTCTTGGCAACGAGATGACAAGATACTCTCTTTAGCTGATCAGACTAAAGACAAGGGAAAAAGCCAC